GTTTTGGACTAGGTAGTAGAGGGGTCATTTACGTATTTTGAGTCGGCTTTTTCTGTTGGTAGATGGTTTTTGAAGTCTTCCTTTGGTAGTACTTCCTTTGTAGTGAGCAGCATCTTTGCCATCACCATTTCCATAGGTTCCAAGTTGTCTATTAAGTCGATTTGCATTAACACGTAGAGCTAATCCCTTTTTTGTTTTGTTGTATTTTCTTTGTTGCTTGAGTCTTGTTGCTCTAGCTTTTGGGTTGGATTGGTAGTATTCAGCTGTTCCTGCCATAGAGTTTCGCCTGTACTAATTCTGGATCAACGGTTGGCATAACCTTTGCAAGTTTTGAAAGAGGGTTTCCGTCATAAGCAACTCCGCTAATATCATTAGCTTTAAGCCAATCACAAGCTGCTTTTAAGTCTTGGGTAGTTGCCTCGCCTGCTTTGATGCGAGCGAGGAACTCTTTAGTAACTAGATTATGCAACTCGTTAAATTGATCTTCGGTTGCTTTCTTTTTCATGCGTTGTACTTTTTTTTCTTTTTCTGTTTCTTTGCCTTTTCTATCTTTTTGATAGTTCGATACTGATCTCCATACCTTTCTTTATCTATGTTGTATAAATATTTAGGTACTCCACGAACAGTTCTTATTTTTAAGATGTTATTGGCAGCCATTATTTCTTAGCTGTTCTAGCAGCTCTTTTAAAGTTTGCATTAGTTGGAGCACCTTTAGCTCCGGGTTTTCTCATCTTTTCGCCAGATCCACCAGCAATGCGCTTTCTTTTGGCGTGGATGTTTGCATAGAGTCCGCGTTTAGCCATTATCTATACCCCTTTTTTCCGCCTTTACCTTTTGAGCCACATGAGCCCTTGCCTTTATGTGCCATTATCTCATCCCCTGTCTTTTTCTTTTCATTGCTTCCATTAACCTTTTCTGCACAGCAGGAGGCATTTTTTTCATATTCATTTTTAGTTGACCAGTAGGGAACGAGCCTGTTCTGGCTTTAGGTGTTGGAGCTTTTTTAGCTTTAGGTTTTGGAAAAGATTGTGGCATCATTTTAGATGGTCTTTTCTTTTTTTTGTCTCCGTAGTGTCCGGGCATAATTAACATTTCCATTTGCGAAGGGCAAGAGCCTTACGAGTAGGTCTGCCTTTTTTATCTTTCATTGGTCCTTTTACCCCTGACATACGGGCGCAAAATGATCTTTTACGAGGACCTCCACCGGGTTGCGGTGCTTTTAGGTTAGAGCCTGTAGCTCTGTTGTACTTTTCTCGACCAGCTTTGGTGAGTCCGCCAGTCCGACTTTTATGTTTGCCGATTTTAAGACTGACGTTTGCCATTAGACTCCTAGTCCTTTTTTGACTATGGCTAATGCCTTATCATCTAAATCGTTATCTGTTTGAGCTACTAATTTTTCTAATAGTTCAACTACAAAAATCTTAAATTTTGGTGACTTAAGTGCAGATAGTACAAATGGTTTAAGGATTGCTAACATTGTTTTTTAATAGTGATTGAATAGGTACTACGTCGGAGCATATGTGATATACACGTGACCCGGGTAGTAGGGTAAAGCCCTTCTGCTGGAGTTCAGCACATTTTAATGCACGAACCAGCTCAAAGTCTAATTTGTTTTTTTGTATCTGACTTTCTGCCATGCGTTCACATTGCTTAGTCAGATTTCTATTTAGAGGTACCATAAAATTTATTTGGAAACCCCAGTTTTCTGAGATAACATAACCATCTTCTGTTTGTGGTTCTGTATCGTTGCCCATATAAAATGGACTAAATGTCATAGTGCTGCCATTACAAGATATGTTGTTACCAAAGGCTTGTCGACTTGGTGCTCCATTGTTCTGAAATTGGACAGCTTGATTTGTAACATTTCCCGTCGCGGCTGCCACGGGGTTACTATTATTATTTGTGTCTCCTTCTGCAAGTACAGGACTTACTGAGAGAATACAGAGAGCGATGTAGTAGTAGAGTTTATTGTATAGTTTCTTGTAAAGTCTATCTGTTCTACTAAGCCTGCTGCTCTTGTTGTGGTTTCTAAGTTCCACGGTAGTGAATTGTTAGTTACTGAAAATGTTGTAGCTGTGTCTGATAAGTTTCCAGATGCAGTTACATTATTTCCTGACCACGTATTTACGGCAGCACCCCATACTTGGCGTTGCTCCGTTTCCACTATAGTTTGAGTGGTAGTGGTCGTTGAGTTCATTGACCCTGAAGTAAATTGTGGGGTCACTGTGTTGGCTCTAGCTATGCCGGGTGATAGCAGAGCTAAAAGCAAGATTAATTTTTTCATGCTTTTGGTTTTGGTTTAGTTTCTCCGTTTCCGTTACCCGTGGACAGCCCGAAAGTGGCAAGTGCCCCCGTAAAAATCGAGGCTACGAACGTGATATCGCCTGCTGTAGCTG